GTTTTTTTTTTTTTTTTTTTTAAAAATAGGTAAATAGGAAAAAAAAATATCATATTCATACTTTGTTAATAAATATAATCTCGTTTCTCAAACCTTTTGGGGTCGTGGGCCAAATCTTCTGTTTTTCTTTTTCTGATCGGTCTCTCATCGTAATCCCTGCTGCTAGAATGTCGTTAAACTCGGGGAATTCTGCTCCTTCAAGTGCGTCTAGGACGTCTTCCATTCCGGCTTTCTTCATCCATTTGAACTGTTTGAAATCGGGTGTGATCTCTTTTTCAATAACAATCGCGTTCCATATGTCTTGACATAGGTCGAAAAAGCTTTGACTGCATCCTAATGAGGCATGCGCTAGTCCAAGTGCTGAAGCGGCTAGTCTGCCGTAGTCTTGTGGTCTCTCTGGGTAAAACAGGTGACTGAGTAGATCCTCGTCTGTCCTGTATGGCTTGCCATTTCGAACGTTGTAGCCTAAAGCGTACATCGAATTCGGGTGGTTGCCTATCCCTGACTTGTCGTCGCTGAGCTTTGCATTAAAGTAATACATTGCTTCTTCCGCCATCATGGCGAGAAAATTGCGACCGTAAGTGTCGAACATTGGTTCTGGGAAAGATAAAATCGCGTCATCTCCTTGAAAACGTGATTTGAAGAGTGGTCCTTCAATATCAATTCCTAGCTTCGACAATACTGTATAAGTCATGATCATGTTGCAAAAAGAGTCCATAAGCTGTGTTTGTTGGAATCCTGATCCAAAGCCATTGTACCTCCAACTCCAAACTTCTCCGTTCGGTAGTTCAATTGGGGTGCGCTTGATTGAGTTCGTCATCCATTCCCATAGGTTTTCGATCTTTTCGGGGTCGACAACTGGGTTCGGGTATGTAGTGGTTGGTTCGTAAGTCGTGAAGTCGTAGTAACTCCTCCAAATCTCATGAACGTCGTCGATGGTCTCGTGAAGTAACCTTCGATCGAATCCGCTCCAATCCATTGATATGTACGTGCTCTGCGTGTGACTGTGCATCTCTTGCAGTAATGATCTCCATCCTCCTCGGCCGATTTCTCGGTTCCAAAAAAGTCTTCCAGCGTCTGAATTCTGGTAAGTAGCCTGTAGTGGCCAAATGAACATAAGCTCTGAGTGGAGTAACAATTTCGGTGCTCCAAAAACGGCTCGAACTTTGTCGGGCTTGTCTTCTGGGACAACGTGAGTGCGAAGGTGAATCTTCAACCGCTCGTACGGTATCGGTCTTCCCTTTTGCCAAAATGGGTGCATCTTGTACTTGATCTGATGAATCAATCTCCTGTTAAGGTCAAAAATCTCGTTGTAGAGGTTATGATATGAGGGGGCTGAATCTAATGCAAGTTCCATCTGCTGTTTCCATCGTAAGTAGGCTGGC